CTCAGTAGCGCCACCAACAGTGATTCTGAAACGCTGGCTGCAACACCAAAAGCGGTGAAGTCTGCCTATGACAATGCTGAAAAACGTCTTCAGAAAGATCAGAACGGTGCGGATATTCCTGATAAAGGACGCTTCCTGAGTAACATTAATGTTTACAGCAAAGGTGAAGTGGATAAGAAAAAGGGAATGCGAAAGTATTCGTTTGCAGCCCCTGCAAATGTCGTTGCCGGGAAGTGGTATCCCGTTATCTTTCGCCGTGCTGCCAGCCTTTCAGGAGAAATGGCATCCCGCGTCGTTATTTCCACTGGTTGTTATAACAGCGATTATGTAATGAATAACTGCGAGTTTAATGGCATGGTTATGCCCGGAGGCTGGACTGATCGTGGTTCATATGCGGCAGGTTATTTCTGGACGTATCAGACTAATGAGCGTTCAATTCATTCCATTGTTACAAGCCTGAAAGATGATGATGTATGTAGTGTTTTTTATGTTGAAGCCAGAGCTTTCCCTGTACAAATTCTTGCAGAGGAAGGGCTAACGGTTATTGTTCCGACAGAGGATTATGTCGTCGGTCAGACGACATATAAGTGGGGGGCAACTAATCCCGCTACAGAAAGCACGAACGCGCAGGCTATTCTGGATTTTAAAAATGGGCGCGGTTATTACTGCTCACATCCATTTATTTCCAGCCTTTCAGGAAATGCTGCAACAGCAACAAAGTTAGCGAACGCAAGAAATATTAATGGTGTCAGATTTGATGGCTCTGCCGATATAAATATTAATACACTGGTATCCAGAAACCGTGTTACTGCATTAGGTGGGAGCGCAAAGGGTACACCAGGTATTCAGATGTATGAGGCATACAACAATGGCTACCCAACAGCCTATGGTAATGTGCTTCATCTCACTGGCGTAACCGCAGTAGGAGAGGGTGAGTTACTTATTGGCTGGAGTGGAACCAGCGGTGCTCATGCTCCGGCATATATTCGCTCCCGACGAGATACCACAGATGCTAACTGGTCTGGATGGGCGCAACTATATACAACTGCTCATAAACCCTCAGCGGGAGATGTTGGTGCATACACCAAAGCTGAGTCAGATTCACGTTATGTGAGAGACATGCGGCTGGGCGGTGCATCTACATATAAACCAGCAAATAATGGTATTACATGGACGCATCAGGCTCCGTCAGGTTGCGTATATACCGGCATTATTGTTCAGGATACCGGCTCAAACTCTGCCGATAACATTGGTGGCGTATATTACAGACCGGTGCAGAAATACATTAACGGGACATGGTATAACGTGGCGCAGGTATAATTTATGCAGCATTTAAAAAATATTACGGCGGGTAATCCAAAAACGGTTGAACAATATCAATTGACAAAGGACTTTGATGTTGTCTGGTTTTTTTCAGAAGATGGTAAGAACTGGTACGAAGAACAAAAGTATTTTGCTGATGACACGATAAAAATAGCGTACGACAAAGATAATATCATCCGCTATGTGGAAAAGGATGTGACAGCTATCAGACCGGATGGATTAAGTGTTGTTGAAGTGGCGGATATTACTGCTAACCGACGGGCGGACATTTCAGGGAACTGGATGTTTAAGGACGGCAAAGTGATTAAACGCATTTATACGGCAGAGGAATTACAGCAGCAGGCAGAAATTCAGAAAGCCAGACTTCTTGCAGATGCTGAATCCGTGATTTTGCCGCTGGAGCGCGCGGTCAGACTGAACATGGCAACAGATGAGGAGCGCACACGGCTGGAGGCTTGGGAACGTTACAGCGTTGTGGTCAGTCGTGTGGATCCTGCAAATCCTGAATGGCCGGAAATGCCGCAATAAGTTGTATGAACTCTGGTGTGAGCTTACATATCTATGGCACAGAGTAAAGCCTAATCTGACAGTCCGCTCTGTGCCAGGAGCGGACGTTACTGACATCACAATGTGTTAATCAATGGAGAGCAGGTCACCATAATGTCATGGGTATCGCTGGTGATATGATCGCAATACACGACAATTATTATTTAATGATTTTAAAAAGTTCATTGTAGCTACAACCTTTGAATATTTCGAACTGATCATGGTAATTTGAATAAGCGCTTGCCATCATTCCGATATAACTATCCCATGATGACTCAGAAACTACCCTTTCACCACGCTCTAATTCATCAATTAAAATATAAATGATATTAAATTGTGCAACAAGAGCAGTGTAGGTGGTGATGAGATTATTTAGAAGGTCTGAATGATTAGGTTTGATTTTCCACAAACCAAAACTATCCCGAATTGCAACTAATTCGAATCGTAAATCTTTTGACTCAGAAAGTAACTCCCTCCCACTTGTAGTGAGATGCTTGTAGAGTATGGGGTTCTCACTTTTTATTCTTGGCTGTATAGTAATAAGTGACTGATAACATTGACGATTTAAGTCATTTGATCGAAACATGCTGTCGATGAACAATGTAGTTCTCTCGAAAGCCTTTTCTGATTTTTTGTTTTTAATCCATTCATTTACCCTTGTTAATGCATAAATCGCTAGTCCAAGTGTTATTGTTGAAACTGTTGCAGTAATTGTTGATGGTTCAATTTTTTTAAAAAACCAGATATCAATCCATGCAAAAGAGACTGAGCCGAGATACATAAACAACATGTGACTCGCGAAGTATTCCCAAACACCTTTTAAATAGCTTTTCATGTAGATCCTTAACATTTTCTTAATTATATTTTATGGTGGTATTTTTGTTAGTATCGGCATGGATTAGAAATAGTTGATACTTTTATGCCCTGAGAGCATGAAAACTGGAAAAGCCTTGCTCATGATATAAATAGTGTTAGTTGCCACTGCTTTGGAAGTTATCCTTTAAATGGGCTATCTGAAAGCCAGACTTCTAGCAGATGCTGAATCCGTGATTTTGCCGCTGGAGCGCGCTGTCAGGCTGAATATGGCAACAGATGAGGAGCGCAGTCGACTGGAGGCATGGGAACGCTACAGCGTTCTGGTCAGTCGTGTGGATCCTGCAAATCCTGAATGGCCGGAAATGCCGCAAGAAGTTGTATGAGCTCTGGTGTGAGCTTACATATCTATGGCACAGAGTAAAGCCTAATCTGACAGTCCGCTCTGTGCCGAAGCTAGCAAAGCCATGGTCCTTTCGCAGCAAGTTGCGTAAATAAGGCGTTTTTATCTCTTGAAGCATTCTACAAAGCCAATTCCTCGCTCAAACAGACGTGTCTGTTCAGCAATCTGCCCGCTTGGTATCAAGGGACGCCAGTAACGCGATACCGGGTGAATTCCTTCCTTAACTGCCCTCACATCATCTTTAATAATAGTTTACCCTGATATAACGGATGATCAGAAGTCAATCAGGTCATCGAATTTCTGAGGTGGCTCTTGTTTTCGAACGCTATCTCCCTGATGAATCTCCGTCTCACTTGTTTGGTATTTTACACCAGTAATTTTATGATAAGTCATACTGTTGGTTTTCAACAGTAGTGCATCATTTTTGTCATGCGAGGATGAAAATGAACCCATATGTCTCGGTTTTATTTGTTCCTCAACTATCAACTGAATTTCCGGAACAAAAGCATACTGGTCATCTTCGATGTGTTCATACATCTCAACATTATATCGGCGAGATTTATCTGCGGCATGCCTGACGCCGGAAGACTTATTAAACAGAACGACATTATATCCTGTCTCAGCATCCTCACCGTTGGCATCTACCTGGGTAGATTTAAAGCTGACACCATCAAGCTTAAATTTATTTCGGTCACCTAGGTAATCGGCAACCACTTGGGTGATGAGGTAATCACTGTCCTGCCTTTTTCCAAAAGTAGGAAGCGTCAACTTACGGGAAAGCGTACTGAAAAAAATCGCGCGCTCACTGGTTTTGCGAGTCTGAGGATCAAATTTACTACCTGAGCCGAAACTAATCGAGTCAAGGGCAGAAATGTCCAGCACTTTTAGCTCGCGTAACGGTACAAAACAGGCCGTTACTACAATACTGCCGACGGGCGGCCTTACTTCAGCAATTGCCAAATTCACTGAGGTTGCACCGTAAAATACTGAAATCCCCTGTGCGTTCATACGGCCCGACCGAGCCAAAGTTGTTGGGGGAGGTCCAAAATTTTTCTCGGGATGCTCCAAGGCTTGCTTTACTTCCTCTTGGTCCTCAAAAACCCTTGCACGAAAAAGATGAACCTCATCAGTCAGAGTTTTTATCGGTGAATTACTGTCTCTGTTTTTTAGTTTATCGATATCACTGAAAAGTGAATCCAGGAAATCATTAACTTCACGGTTAAAATATCGTGTTTCTTTCATAAGGGAGTCAGTGGCTTTACTCCAGGTATGCGCAAGCTCTCCGCTATAGTGATTTATGTGCCGATAAAGAAACCCGTCATTATACCGGATGTAGTCATAATCGTTATGCGGATTATATTCATCACAAAGAAATTCATAAATATCTTCAGCTACGTCCCATTCGACGCCCAGTTCTCCGTAGATGACATCCTGCGCGCTATCACCGCGCCCGGAATCATAGATATCCTCATATATATCATAGTAGTACTCAAAAACCTCATTCATCATCTTGAGAATATATTTGAGATGGATGTTTTTACGCTTCCTTTTGCAGTAAGAGCAAATCTGAAAATTATTTCCAGTTTTTATTATATGCTGCATGACATATTTATCGTTCACGCATTTATGACAAATATACTTATCTTCCCACATTTTTTACTCACTCATCATCAGCTGATACAAGGTCACTTTCCTGCAATTTTATAATTAAATCAAGCATAAAAACCCTCTTCACACCTTAATGCTTTCAGTGTGAAAATAATTAGTGGTGCACTGTACTGATAATAATTACGAACTTCCGCTTCTCGCTCAAAGCAGACTGTCAGATTTGATAGCGTTTGGGCTATGTAAATTGTCAGTCGGAAAATGAGTGAGTACAAATCAGGACAGGCGGGCGAATTGCCCGCCTTTTCTTTATCTGTTGTTTCATCCACTGACCAGCCAGGTCAAATAGCGTCTCATGCTCTGCACAACAGAAAATAGTTGCACCCATTAACCACGGAGTTAAACGGATGAGTGACTATCATCACGGCGTGCAGGTGCTGGAGATTAACGACGGCACCCGCGTCATTTCCACCGTATCCACTGCCATTGTCGGCATGGTCTGCACGGCCAGCGATGCGGATGCGGAAACCTTCCCCCTCAATAAACCTGTGCTGATTACCAATGTGCAGACCGCAATTGCAAAGGCCGGTAAAAAAGGCACGCTGGCGGCATCGTTGCAGGCCATCGCCGACCAGTCAAAACCGGTCACCGTTGTCGTGCGTGTGGAAGACGGCACCGGCGACGACGAAGAAACGAAACTCGCGCAGACCGTTTCCAATATCATCGGTACCACCGACGAAAACGGTCAGTACACCGGACTGAAAGCCCTGCTGGCGGCGGAGTCGGTAACCGGTGTTAAACCGCGTATTCTCGGCGTGCCGGGACTGGACACCAAAGAGGTGGCTGTTGCACTGGCATCAGTCTGTCAGAAGCTGCGCGCTTTCGGGTATATCAGCGCATGGGGCTGTAAAACCATTTCCGAGGTGAAAGCCTACCGCCAGAATTTCAGCCAGCGTGAGCTGATGGTCATCTGGCCGGATTTCCTCGCATGGGATACGGTCACCAGTACTACCGCCACCGCGTATGCCACCGCCCGTGCGCTGGGTCTGCGTGCCAGAATTGACCAGGAGCAGGGCTGGCATAAAACGCTGTCCAATGTCGGGGTGAACGGTGTTACCGGCATCAGCGCCTCTGTATTCTGGGATTTGCAGGAGTCCGGCACCGATGCTGACCTGCTTAACGAGTCAGGCGTCACAACGCTGATTCGCCGCGACGGTTTCCGCTTCTGGGGTAACCGTACCTGCTCCGATGACCCGCTGTTCCTCTTTGAAAACTACACCCGCACCGCGCAGGTGCTGGCCGACACGATGGCTGAGGCGCACATGTGGGCGGTGGATAAGCCCATCACCGCAACGCTGATTCGCGACATCGTTGACGGCATTAATGCCAAATTCCGTGAGCTGAAAACAAACGGCTATATCGTGGATGCGACCTGCTGGTTCAGCGAAGAATCCAACGATGCGGAAACCCTCAAGGCCGGAAAACTGTATATCGACTACGACTATACCCCGGTGCCTCCTCTTGAAAACCTGACCCTGCGCCAGCGTATTACCGATAAATACCTGGCAAATCTGGTCACCTCGGTTAACAGCAATTAAGGAGCCTGACCGATGGCAATGCCGCGCAAACTCAAGTTAATGAACGTCTTTCTGAACGGCTACAGCTATCAGGGCGTTGCAAAGTCCGTCACGCTGCCAAAACTGACCCGTAAGCTCGAAAACTATCGCGGTGCGGGGATGAACGGCAGCGCACCGGTAGACCTCGGCCTTGATGACGATGCGCTGTCAATGGAGTGGTCGCTCGGTGGCTTCCCGGATTCGGTTATCTGGGAGCTTTACGCCGCAACCGGTGTGGATGCTGTGCCGATTCGTTTTGCAGGCTCTTACCAGCGCGACGATACCGGCGAAACAGTGGCCGTCGAGGTGGTCATGCGTGGACGTCAGAAAGAAATCGACACCGGCGAGGGTAAACAGGGAGAAGACACCGAGTCGAAAATCTCCGTGGTCTGCACCTATTTCCGGCTGACGATGGACGGTAAGGAGCTGGTCGAAATCGACACCATCAACATGATTGAGAAGGTGAACGGCGTCGACCGGCTGGAGCAACACCGCCGCAATATCGGCCTGTAATTGTCATCCGGTCAGCTTGGCTGACCGGTTAAACCCGATTCAGAAGTGAGAAAACCATGAACAAAGAAAACGTCATTACCCTGGACAATCCGGTCAAACGTGGTGAGCAGGTTATCGAACAGGTCACGCTGATGAAACCTAACGCCGGGACGCTGCGCGGTGTCAGTCTGGCTGCGGTCGCGAACTCCGAAGTCGATGCACTGATTAAGGTGCTGCCGCGCATGACTGCACCGATGCTGACCGAGCAGGAAGTCGCCGCGCTGGAACTGCCTGACCTTGTGGCGCTGGCCGGTAAGGTGGTCGGTTTTTTGTCGCCGAACTCGGTGCAGTGACGTTTCCGAAAAATCTGTCGGTCGATGACCTGATGGCGGATGTGGCAGTGATATTTCACTGGCCGCCATCAGAACTGTATCCCATGAGCCTGACCGAACTCATCACATGGCGCGAAAAGGCGCTCCGGCGAAGCGGAAACACGAATGAGTAACAATGTAAAATTACAGGTATTGCTCAGGGCTGTTGACCAGGCATCCCGCCCGTTTAAATCCATCCGCACAGCGAGTAAGTCGCTGTCGGGGGATATCCGGGAAACACAAAAATCACTGCGCGAGCTGAACGGTCACGCATCCCGTATTGAGGGATTCCGCAAGACCAGTGCACAGCTCGCCGTGACTGGTCATGCACTTGAAAAGGCACGGCAGGAAGCTGAAGCCCTTGCCACACAGTTTAAAAATACCGAACGTCCGACCCGTGCTCAGGCGAAAGTGCTGGAATCCGCAAAGCGTGCGGCGGAGGACTTACAGGCGAAATATAACCGCCTGACGGATTCCGTTAAACGCCAGCAGCGGGAGCTGGCCGCTGTGGGAATTAATACCCGCAATCTTGCACATGATGAGCAGGGACTGAAAAAACGTATCAGTGAAACCACCGCACAGCTTAACCGTCAGCGCGACGCGCTGGCGCGTGTCAGTGCGCAACAGGCAAAACTTAACGCAGTAAAACAGCGTTATCAGGCCGGAAAGGGACTGGCCGGAAATATGGCCTCAGTGGGCGCTGCCGGTGTGGGGATTGCGGCGGCGGGAACGATGGCCGGTGTTAAGCTGCTGATGCCAGGTTATGAGTTTGCGCAGAAAAACTCAGAATTGCAGGCCGTGCTCGGTGTGGCAAAAGACTCCGCCGAAATGGCTGCACTACGCAAGCAGGCGCGCCAGCTCGGCGACAACACCGCCGCCTCGGCAGATGATGCAGCCGGTGCGCAGATTATCATTGCGAAAGCCGGTGGGGATGTTGATGCCATTCAGGCGGCAACGCCGGTCACGCTGAATATGGCGCTGGCGAACCGTCGCACGATGGAAGAAAACGCCGCCCTGCTGATGGGGATGAAATCCGCCTTTCAGCTTTCAAACGATAAGGTCGCTCATATCGGGGATGTTCTCTCCATGACGATGAACAAAACCGCCGCCGATTTTGATGGCATGAGCGATGCGCTGACCTATGCCGCACCTGTGGCAAAAAATGCCGGTGTCAGCATTGAAGAAACCGCCGCAATGGTCGGGGCACTGCATGATGCAAAAATTACCGGTTCAATGGCGGGGACGGGAAGCCGTGCCGTGTTAAGCCGCCTGCAGGCACCGACGGGAAAAGCATGGGATGCACTGAAAGAGCTTGGCGTGAAAACCTCAGACAGTAAAGGGAATACCCGACCAGTATTTACCATTCTGAAAGAAATGCAGGCCAGTTTTGAGAAAAACCGGCTCGGTACTGCCCAGCAGGCTGAATACATGAAAACCATTTTCGGGGAGGAGGCCAGCTCAGCCGCCGCCGTGCTGATGACTGCCGCCTCAACCGGAAAGCTGGACAAACTGACCGCTGCGTTTAAAGCCTCAGACGGGAAGACCGCAGAGCTGGTAAATATCATGCAGGACAACCTCGGCGGTGACTTTAAGGAGTTTCAGTCCGCTTATGAGGCGGTGGGGACAGACCTGTTTGACCAGCAGGAAGGCGCGCTACGTAAGCTCACGCAGACGGCCACAAAGTATGTGTTAAAACTCGACGGCTGGGTACAGAAAAACAAATCACTGGCGTCAACCATTGGCCTCATTGCCGGTGGCGCGCTGGCGCTGACTGGCATCATCGGTGCAATTGGTCTTGTAACCTGGCCGGTTATCACCGGCATCAATGCCATCATCGCGGCAGCAGGCGCAATGGGGGCAATCTTCACGACGGTTGGTAGTGCCGTTATGACGGCCATCGGGGCGATTAGCTGGCCGGTTGTGGCCGTGGTGGCTGCAATTGTCGCCGGGGCGTTGCTTATCCGTAAATACTGGGAGCCTGTCAGCGCATTCTTTGGCGGTGTGGTGGAAGGGCTGAAAGCGGCATTTGCGCCGGTGGGAGAACTGTTCACGTCACTGAAGCCGGTGTTTGACTGGCTGGGCGAAAAGTTACAGGCCGCGTGGCAGTGGTTTAAAAACCTGATTGCCCCGGTCAAAGCCACCCAGGACACCCTGAACCGTTGCCGTGACACGGGCGTCATGTTCGGGCAGGCACTGGCTGACGCGCTGATGCTGCCGCTTAATGCGTTCAACAAATTGCGCAGCGGCATTGACTGGGTACTGGAAAAGCTCGGGGTCATCAACAAAGAGTCAGACACACTTGACCAGACCGCCGCCAGAACTCATGCCGCCACGTATGGCACCGGTGGTTATATTCCGGCGACCAGCTCTTATGCAGGCTATCAGGCTTATCAGCCGGTCACGGCACCGGCTGGCCGCTCTTATGTGGACCAGAGTAAAAACGAATATCACATCAGCCTGACGGGTGGTACTGCACCGGGGACACAGCTTGACCGCCAGTTACAGGATGCGCTCGAAAAATACGAGCGGGATAAACGTGCGCGCGCCCGTGCCAGCATGATGCATGACGGTTAAGGAGGTGACGAAAAATGATGCTCGCGTTAGGTATGTTTGTTTTTATGCGCCAGACGCTGCCACACCAGACCATGCAGCGTGAATCAGATTATCGCTGGCCGTCAAATTCCCGTATCGGTAAACGGGATGCCTATCAGTTTCTCGGTGTAGGTGAGGAGAACATCACACTTGCCGGTGTGCTTTATCCCGAACTGACTGGCGGAAAGCTGACGATGACCACGCTCAGACTGATGGCAGAGGAAGGCCGGGCGTGGCCGTTGCTGGATGGCACCGGCATGATTTACGGCATGTATGTCATCAGCAAGGTGAGTGAAACAGGGAGTATTTTCTTTGCAGACGGCACACCACGGAAAATTGATTTTACGCTGTCGCTCACCCGCGTTGATGAGTCACTGGCCGCGCTTTATGGCGATATCGGTAAACAGGCGGAATCGCTCATCGGTAAGGCTGGCAGTATGGCGACTAAATTCACGGGTATGACGGGGGCGGGATAATGCTGGATGCGCTGACATTTGATGCAGGCAGTACGCTGACGCCGGATTACATGCTGATGCTCGACAGCAGGGATATTACCGGCAATATCAGCGACCGTCTGATGAGCATGACCCTGACGGATAACCGGGGCTTTGAGGCTGACCAGCTTGATATTGAACTGAACGATGCCGACGGGCAGGTCGGGCTGCCGGTTCGTGGCGCTGTCCTGACGGTGTATATCGGCTGGAAAGGTTTTGCCCTGGTATGCAAAGGGAAATTTACCGTTGATGAGGTTGAACACCGGGGCGCGCCGGATGTGGTCACCATCCGCGCCCGGAGTGCAGATTTTCGCGGGACGCTCAATTCCCGCCGTGAAGGCTCATGGCATGACATTACGCTCGGTGCGATTGTTGAGGCGATAGCCTCCCGTAACAGGCTGGAAGCCAGTGTCGCTCCGTCACTGGCCGGAATAAAAATTCCACACATCGACCAGTCGCAGGAGTCTGATGCGAAATTCCTGACCCGTCTTGCTGAACGCAACGGCGGCGAGGTGTCGGTAAAAATGGGAAAACTGTTGTTTCTCAAAGCGGGGCAGGGGGTGACGGCCAGCGGTAAAAAAATCCCGCAGGTCACCATAACCCGCAGCGACGGCGACCGCCATCATTTTGCGATTGCTGACCGTGGAGCCTATACCGGCGTAACGGCAAAGTGGTTACACACCAAAGACCCGAAACCGCAAAAGCAGAAGGTAAAACTGAAACGCAAAAAGAAAGAGAAACACCTGCGCGCACTGGAGCACCCGAAAGCGAAACCAGTCACGCAGAAGAAAGCGCCAAAAGTATCGGAAGCGCGCGAAGGTGAATACATGGCCGGTGAGGCTGACAACGTTTTTGCCCTGACCACGGTATATGCCACGAAAGCGCAGGCCATGCGCGCCGCTCAGGCGAAGTGGGATAAGCTGCAACGGGGCGTTGCGGAGTTCTCCATCAGCCTGGCTACCGGTCGTGCAGATATTTACACGGAAACGCCGGTCAAAGTATCAGGCTTTAAGCGCGTCATAGACGAGCAGGACTGGACAATCACTAAGGTGACACATTTTCTGAATAATAGCGGCTTCACGACGTCCTTAGAGCTTGAGGTCAGGCTTTCTGATGTGGAGTACGAAACAGAAGATGATGAGTGATATTTTTATTTTATCTATTTGTTTTATAAGGATAAATTAACTAAAATGGCACCATCAACAAAACCGGAAGAGGTGCTCGCGATGTTTCATTGTCCTTTATGCCAGCATGCCGCACATGCGCGTACAAGCCGCTATATCACTGACACGACAAAAGAGCGTTATCACCAGTGTCAGAACGTGAATTGCAGCGCCACGTTCATCACTTATGAGTCGGTACAGCGATACATCGTGAAGCCGGGAGAAGTCCACGCCGTAAGACCGCACCCGTTGCCGTCAGGGCAGCAAATTATGTGGATGTAATTACAAACAGGAAGCCCCTCAGTCGAGGGGCTTTTTTGTCGATGTGGTCAATGTGTGGACGTGACCAGAAATAAATCCTTTTATTTCATTGTATTACGCGTAAAAAATAAGCCCGTGTAAGGGAGATTACACAGGCTAAGGAGGTGGTTCCTGGTACAGCTAGCATTTTATGGGTTATGTTTTTCAGCGAAACGGATGATAACCTTAATAAATGCAGCTGTATGTGATCGGTTTCTAAGAATTTTCCATCCGGGAAAAATAATCGAAATTAATCACTTACCGTGTGGGTTACGCGTGGTTTCCCCGGAGAAATTACGCATCAGCAGCGCGTAATTTAGCTCAAGATCCTGCGGCACCGGGAGCCACACAGTATAACCATCGCCTGGTGCTACCGGCATAGCTTCGCCTTTGGCGTTTTCCATGTGCTCAAGGGTAAAGTTAATGTTGCCTTGCGGCGTCATCAGCTCAAGGCTGTCGCCAACGGAGAATTTATTTTTCACCGCTACCGCCGCGAGGTCCCCCTTGCGCTCACCGGTAAACTCACCAACAAACTGCTGGCGGTCAGAAACCGAATAACCGTATTCGTAGTTCTGATAATCGTCGTGAGTATGACGACGCAGGAAACCTTCGGTATAGCCACGATGCGCCAGACCTTCCAGGGTTTCCAGCAGGCTGGTGTCAAACGGTTTGCCCGCAGCGGCATCATCGATAGCTTTGCGGTAAACCTGTGCGGTGCGTGCGCAATAGTAGAAAGATTTGGTACGACCTTCGATTTTCAGCGAATGCACGCCCATTTTGGTAAGGCGTTCTACATGGGCGATGGCGCGCAGATCTTTCGAGTTCATGATGTAAGTGCCGTGCTCATCTTCAAACGCGGTCATATACTCGCCCGGACGCTGGGCCTCTTCGATCATAAACACTTTGTCGGTTGGCGCGCCGATACCCAGTGTCGGCTCAACATTTTGCACCGGAATCGGCTCGTACTTGTGTACGATGTTGCCAACTTCATCTTCTTTCCCTTCCTGGACGTTGTACTCCCAGCGGCAGGCGTTGGTGCAGGTACCCTGGTTCGGGTCGCGCTTGTTGATATAGCCAGAGAGCAGGCAGCGACCGGAGTAGGCCATGCACAGTGCGCCGTGAACGAAGATCTCGATCTCCATATCCGGCACCTGATTACGGATCTCTTCAATCTCTTCCAGCGACAGCTCGCGAGAGAGGATCACGCGGGTCAGGCCCATTTGCTGCCAGAATTTCACCGTCGCCCAGTTTACGGCGTTAGCCTGCACCGAGAGGTGGATCGGCATTTCAGGGAAGTGCTCACGCACCAGCATAATCAGCCCTGGATCGGACATAATCAGCGCATCCGGCCCCATTTCCACCACCGGTTTCAGGTCACGGATAAAGGTTTTCAGCTTGGCGTTGTGCGGTGCAATGTTGACCACGACATAAAACTTTTTCCCCAGCGCGTGGGCTTCATTGATGCCGAGCTGAAGATTTTCGTGGTTGAATTCGTTGTTGCGCACACGCAGGGAGTAACGCGGCTGGCCCGCATAAACAGCATCTGCGCCATAAGCGAAAGCGTAACGCATATTTTTCAGCGTTCCCGCCGGGGAAAGGAGTTCCGGTTTAAACAT